AGATGCTTGTGTGATAGTTGCTGAGCCTGTGTAATATGATGCTGATATGTTTGATTCGTATGATTCAATTAATTGTACTTTATATGCAAAATTATCTACTCTTTCCTTAGCCGAACTAAAGTGTACAAAGTTATTCCATAAATAATTAGTACCATCGGTATAATCTATATTTAATTCATCCGTATTATTTAAAGATGAACTTAAATATGTTGAAACTAAATTAGCTGAGCTTGATGGCGATGCACTTAATATTAAATTATCTAAAGATTCATAGTTAGTAGATTGCCCACTAACAAAATCAACATCAATATTGAAATTAGGTCCTTTTATAGTAGGACAACTTAAATTATCTTGTTCGCTTAATACAACCGTTTCAATAAGAGGATTACTCATTAATTTAGTAATCCAAAATGTTGAATTAGATGTTACATTAGCAGGTAGTGGTGAATATAATTTTAATATAGTAGATTCTACCACATCACCATCTTTAACAATTTCATTTCCTAAATCATCAGTAGATTTTTTAGATAATGTCCAATCATCCTTTTCCCAAGATGATATTATAATTTGCTCATCATTTCCAAAATTGGCAAGATGTGTTAAATACTTACTATCTCTTTCAGGTTCTATAAATTTAAGATTTCCAATAAAAGCATCGTAAATAGATTTTCTAATAATATCTTCATCCAGTCTAATTGTAGGATACGATATATTTGTAATAATAGTATATTCGTTTCCAACTAATTCTTCTTCGCCACCTCTATTAAATGGTTTAAATATTAATGTTACAGTACTATTACCATTCCATTGAGAAAATCTATCGGCTAATTGCCTTAGGTTTATATTAAAAGCACCATTGGGTGGTAAATTTTTAAATAATCCAATTCTACTATTATCTTTTGCTAATAATTCTACATCAATAGAACTTACTGCAAATGAATTATATTGTACTTCATAATCAATTTGTAAATCAGAAAACGAAGGTACATCTATTGAATCTGGATAAATAATCTGAGTTATTGATGGGAAATCATTTATTGCAATAAAGTTTACTAATACTTCAACTCTATCACCCGTTCCAAATAAATCACTAACAGGTACTAAGTATATTTTTTTAGTACCATATTCACTTGCAAAATCTTTATTGAAAAATAAACTAATGTACCCTTGATTTGCAGATACTCTTAATGGATTATCAGCGTTTACATATGCGTAAACATAATCAGCATTTGTTGTACTAAATGTAACATTAACAATTTTATCTACATCGGATTCTTTTATTTCCGCATCGTATTTAAAATTAGATACACTTATTTCTGGCTTAGCTACTTTAACATCTTTTTCTAAAATAGCAGCAACTACAATTCCACCCGATAATTCAGATGATTGTATTTTGAAAAACTGACCTACTTTATTCCAAGAAGAAAAATCAGTTGAATTTCTTTCTCCATTACCACGAGATGTGTAATATATAGAACTATATGTGTATCCTTCTGGTAATTCTCCTTTTACTTCTAAATTTACATAACTATTTTTTAATAGTTCAGAATTTATTACCTTATCATTCGTATTGGCATTTTTTAATAGTATAGTTGAACCATCTACTATATTTAAACTGTTATCAACTATTTCATATTTTAAAGATAATATATCCCCTAATTCTGATTGGAAATTTGAAACAAATGCTATTTCGTATGCAATATTCGTTGGGGGAAGTGGGTCTATTGGATTACCATCTGAATTACTTTTTGATTTAAATTTAAAACGTAAATCAATAACACCATTTGTTGATGGTAAGGAACGCTCAGTACCAATTGTATATCCACCACCTATATTTAATTCATACTCTCTTATTAAAATATTTTCAGCATATCTAATATCATTTCTAGTAGGTTCTACGCTAGTTTTGATTCTAGACGTATATTGAAAATTATAATTCCAATTATAATTGTTATTGTAACTAAATCCATTATTGTTATTAAACCCATTGCCGAAATTATTATTACCAAAATTACTATTATTAAAATATCCGTAATTATAATCGTTAGAATTATATGTTGGGTAAAAATAATCTTGATAATTTACAGTAGGAGCTGGTTCGTTAAGTGGTTCTTTATATGTTTTTTCTACCGATACAACAAAGTAGTTAGTAGTTGTTTTACCATTAACGTTAGCTTTATATGTTCTACTACTTCCAAATTGTAATGCCGGTGAAAATATTACATCGCTTGATACACCTATTCCAACATTAACATCATCTTGTAAAAATTCAGCAGCTTCATCTGATATTAAAGCTATTTTTAATCTATTATTATCAGAATCTAAGTACGATGGTGGTACGAATGTAGGATTTGGTGTTGTAGGTGGAACGTATGAACTACCACCTCCGCCGCCTCCGCCACCATCTATAAATGATGTATACTCACCATTACCATCGTATGGTCGGTTCATATTCATTTCATCTCTATTATTTACTGATTGCACGTGTGTCTTTTAGTTATAAATATTTTAATATTATTTTATTGGAAAGCTTGTAGCTGTGTATCGTTCCCACGATTATCATCATTTCCACCATACCCATATCTATCTCTATCCCTATCAATAAATTCTCTACCACCTCCGCCGCCTCCGCCGCCTCCACCGCCATATGATGGGGGAGCTGGTTCAACTGATTCAGTTGGAGGCATTTTAATAACAACAGGCTCAGCTGGTGTTATAGTAATTGGTGGTTCTGGAACCGGCAATGGCTTTATAACATCAACAGGGGGCTCTTCTCTAGGAGGTGGAGGTAGTATTGGTGTATCTTGTATTTTTTCAACATCATCAAATGTTGCACTAATATTTTGAGGATTATATACATTTCTCTTAATAGTAGTGGGTGTACCAAATGCTTCTAAGTTATTTTTAATTTCCTTTCTTATTTCAGTTATAGCAAACTCTTTTGGTAATGATTTTACTGTAATATTTCTTCTCTTTAAAAATGAAGAATTTGCATCAATACATTCGAATAAAATTGTTTGAATTTCATTAGTTAATGTTTCAAAATCATATTGCTCACAAGCTTCAAATCTAATATTTGAGTTTTGTCCGAAATTAGATTCTTTTATATTATAATTTTTATTATTAAGATAATATGTTACAGACATTTTAAAATCTTCATATATCTTTTTTCTAAAATTATCAAATCTACTTAATCCAAAATCTTTTTTAAGTACACTAAAAAAATCATTTCCAAATTTAGAAGTTAATGCTGTATCTATTGATTCTAAAAATGTTCCTTCAAATGAATTTAATGAATCTAATATACTTTTTTTATAGTATTTGAAATCTCTTCTTAAATTACCTAAATTACTAAATTCATTATTAGTTTTATTATTAATTGTAGTATTCTTTGTTTTTAAAGGTAAAATACGAATCTCTTCCCTTGAAGGTGATATTTCATGTATCCAAACTTTTTCTAAATCATTTTCTGAACCTACTCTATATCTAACAAAGTTCATATTGATTTTAAGAATACCATTTGTAAACCCTAAATCGTTAAGAAGTTTTTCTGCATCAATTGCAAGTTCTTTTTGTCCACCTGCATTTGTTACATTATACATATAATTTTTAATATCACCCGTTTTGATATAAGCAACATTCTTACCCGTTTTATTTGGTAATAGTAAATTATTTACATCATATATAGATACTTCCATTACATCGTATCTACATTCACCGAAATCAGCTTCCTCTATTTCATTTTTTGATACAATAAATAAATCATCCGCTTGAAGAAATTGTCCTTCATTAGTGGAGTTTGAATTTATACCATCAAAGTTTGTATATTTCTTTATAGCCATTATTATTCGTTTTTCTCGTAATTATTTGGATGGTTTTTTACTAAATCCGCTGGATAAGATTTTTTATCGGTTTTTCCATCAGCCATAGTTACAACCACTTCAACATTACCGCCTTTATATCTAGCATCACCCGTAAACTTTTTCTTGTTTGGTTTTGAATCTAATCCACCAGTTTGTGATGTTGATATTATTAAATTAATATCTTTAGATTGTCCTGCTGCGATTGTAAAATCGGTTTCAGCTGCCGATAGCCAATTTATATTAGGAGGATTAGTTATTTTTATACTAACTTTTATATCTTTTTTATCATTATTAATAATATTGATAGCCTCACCATTAGCCCAACGTTTATCGGTATTATTTGCATTTATTTTACCAACTATCGCCGTATCGTTTTTAGCATTTTTAGTTTTAATTTTAACTAATACATTTCCAGCTAATACATCTGCTCCACTTGCAATTGCTTGTGATTGTGTACCTTGCTGAATTGCCTGTTGTTGTTGAACTGCTCCCAATTGAGATTGTAATCCTTCAATGATTGAGTTTAGAGAATCAATTTGTTTAATTAGAGCTTCAATTTGTGCTTTAAATCCCTGATTTTGTGATTGTAAAGATGCTCTTAAAATAGATTCTTCAACTGATTTTTGTACAGCTGATTGAATTTGGTTTGAAAAATCTTGTATAGTTCCAGTTAAAGTACTTATCTGATTACTCAATGCATCATTGACTTGCTCAACTGCAAGTTTATTATTTATTTCAGTTTGAACTTCTGCTTCTAATCCGGCAACTTCTGAGGTTAATGTTTCTACTTTTTTAGTTAAATCTTCTACTTGCTTTGTTAAATCTGCATTAGTTACAACTTGTTCATCGTATAATGACTTTGGAACTAATTCTTTATTTGGTACAGGTATAGACGGTTTTAATTCTTTAACTTCAACATCAATTGCTTTTAATAACTCTACATTATCGATTTTTGTTTTGGTTAATGGCTTGAATACCAACGATGATGCTACGTTTTGTTCATCAACTATTGTAACCCCATATTCATTTTTTGAAACAGCCGCAGAACCCGATATCCTTAGAATCGATTCTAAATCTTCTTTACGTTTATCAGCTAACTTTTGTGCAATTGTTTCTAAAGGTGTTAATGCCATTATTCTACTATTTCAAATATTAATTTATCATCAATTAATGTTGTTATTCCACCTTCGACTATTTTTAGTTTTATTTCATACATCCTATTAGCCGGTAATGTATTTAAGTTCATATTAAAATAATTAGAAGTACTATCACAACTAATTTTAGTATATGTTCCAAATGGATATATTACTTCGCCAGTAACATAATCTTCCAATTGATAATAAGTAGTAGTTGGTAAGTATTTATTTTGGTCTAATTCATATATTGTTCCAAATGATTTTAATGGAAACATATCTCTACCCTTAACTCTTAATTTAATTAAACTATCTTTTTGATAGTTTGTTTTTAAATTAGTAAATACTACTTTATAACCTTCTTCAGCTGAACCCGTTACAGGTGCTAAACTTCCTGTTGCTACTGTTGAATCATTCCAAACTATTTCTAATTTAGGTTCGTATATTGTATTTGTTTCTTTTGAAAAGAATTTAAGTACACCATAATCATTTGAGTCAATTGATGCTGATGTGTGGTGATGTAATATAAACCCATTATTTGGTAAAGAACCACTAACCCATAAATTTATAATACTCGTAACATCCATTCTCACATCATCTGGCTCATTACTAAATGATTGAGATGCCATAGATGCCGTATACCAAGTACCGCCACCCCCATTTGAAATTGAACCCGTATCAGAACCACTTACATATGAATTTGGTATTGCAACGTAATCCATCCATTTATCAGTTCCATTTTTATAATACCAACTGACTCCATTTGATGTTATGTTATCAAATTTTGTACCAGTTCCCATATTCCAACTTTGAGAAACCGCGTTTGCATATATTGTATATTCTAATGGAATTTCTTCTGAGTTTGCTGATTTAATATTTAAATAAGCTTTCCATCCACTACCTGTTTCTAAATTAGAAACATCGAACTTTATTAAACTTCTAGCTACATCGATAGTAGACCCATAATAAAGTTTACCAACTTCTAATAGTTCATCTCTACCTGTATTTTGTTCAGGTTGTTGAAGATATATGCTCGCGTCAAATGATGATGTATAAAATTTATGCATTATAAAGCCCTCCCTTTTATGTCTTTGTTAGGATATTTAACTTCGAAGATACAAGGGTCTAAGGAAGGGTAGACAATCTTTCCTTTGGTTGCTTGCTCTATATTATATTTGTTTGGAGAATAATTACCATCACCACCACATAGATTTGAAATCTTTACAGATGGTACACTCATTACTCCTTCTACGTTTGCAAGAATTAATTCCATTTCTGAAATATTTATTGGTTTATTAAATGTCCAATTATCTATATCAAAATAGTTTTGCATTTCTAATAAACATTTACTTAATACTTCCCTTTTGTTATAATTTGAATAACAAATTATTTCAAAATCAACTGCAATGTTTACAATGAATCCATCAATCATATTAACTGCATCAGTAATCATCCTATACTCACCTAAATAAGTTTTAAGATTTTGTTTAACAGCAGGATTTAATTGAGTTAGCTTGTTATTACCATCGTATCCAAGCATATACATATTAATAGCAAATGGATTATTTACTTCAGATACATTTGATTTTTTCTGAGAAAGGTATTTAACTAATTCTTTTTGAATATCTGCTTTCGATTTATCTTTCATACCATCTACTAATCCAACAAATTCTGCTATATTATTAGGACTTGCTAAAATAGATGATGGAGAATTATTATCAATTTCACCATCAGGAGAAACATATACCTTTGCAACACTACCATATCTTGCTGGCATACTTAATGCTCTTACAATATAATCTTGTCTTGTTACTGCTCTGTTTTGAGAACCAAATGTTGATAATGCATTCTGTCTTATTTCTTCAATTGATTCCGCGCCTCTACCACCTACTGCAGATTCTAAGTTTTCAACTGCTATTGATTTTTTCATTGTTTCATACAACGTTTCATCTAATACAGATAATAAATCTTCTTCAAATTCTATTCTATTGATTGTAGTTAAATCTCCCATATTTACATTCGATGTAATTCCACCGCCTGTTAAATACTTTACAATTAATGTACTACCGGCCGCTGGAGCTATTCCAAATGTATTTGTTTTTAAAAAGTTAGATGGGTCAATACCCTGATTCAATCTTTGTACCGAATTAGCCAGACCAAGTCCTACATTTTTGGTGTTTGGTAAAATAGTTTCATCCGGCATGGTAACATCACCATTTCCAAATTGTAAATTCATTGTATTATCTGAATTCACTTTTACCGAAAATCTTCTTGGTACTTTTTGTACTTCTAAGATATATGGTACATCATTTGAATATGAATTTAAATCACTATTAGTTTCCGTATTTGAATTCTCTACAAATATTGTTTCTTGTGCTAAATATGGTACTTCATAGTATTTGTTAGAAGATTCTGTTACCGATACGATTTGT